CTTACATAAGACAAAAGACCAACTAATGGTGTAGTCGGCCTTTTCTTCAAGTCTATACTTTTCAGGAGAGAGCTGACATGCCAATATCAAGCTATCTCTTTTCGTTTATTATATAATACATTTCATATCAATGCAAGTTAAAATAAACTACCATAGTATAGCCCATATTTTTTGGGATTATAATTTCCAAAGGTCAGATTACCGCTGTTACCCCAACCATAACCATTACCACCTCTGCCATAAGATTAGGCTGCTCCGCCAGTTTTCCCGCTCCCGCCAAAATTGTTATATACGCTGAAAATGTTCGCAGCCGTTCCAAGAATAGTACCCATATTCTGTTGCTTAGCCTGCTGTTTAACATTGTAAGCAGAAGCTCTTGCCGCATTAGCCTGATTTTTATAATTCACTACACCAAGATAATTGCTCCACTGGTCGTTACGCTGATTACCTAAAAGCTGATTACTGTCTTTTCTATATGCTCTAAAACTCGAATCACTAAGGTCAAGAGCTGTACCCATATCACCGCTGATACCGGCAGCACCAAATGCGGCCGCCTGCTGACCTGCCGCAATACGGCGTCTATCATTGAGCTTTTGTTGTTCATAAGCATATTGCTCTGCTATCTGTTCACCACGCTTTGCCTGAATATCAGCATTTTGTTCTGCAGCCTGTGCCTGCGCATCATAATATGCCTGCTGTGCCTTAGCCTGCTGATTTGTAGACGAGATGGCAGATACACCCTGTAATGCTGTAAGCCCTATACCTAATGTCATTGGGTCTATACACATTATATACTCCCCTCCTCAATTACGAACGGAAGAAACTCTTTTCCGTTCTTTTTTATTTTTATCGGTGCCAGGAACATTGCCCCAAGTCTAGCAAGCCACCGTATCGAAGCAGAATTGCCACTATAAACATAATTATAAAGCCGTCCATATTCTTGCACCCATTTCTTGATTAGAAGCCTTGCAGCGCAAATAAGCAGCTCTTTTTTGAAACAGCTTATCCTTTTTGTCCCCAACATCCAAATTTCTTTTCCCGGAACACTGGGAATAGCAGCTAACCCTACAATACAAAGAATATTATCTTTCATATCCCTGTAAATATAACAATGTTCTGCATTTTCAATACTACTGGCAATCAGCGTTACTGCATCTTCATCGTATGCTTCTAATTCCTGCCTGTCGCTGTCCCGCAAATCTTTCAGCAACGCTGCAGCAATCTCTATTGCATTATCGACATCCGCTACTTCAACCTTATATTTTTTAGCCACCAAATGTCACCTGCCTTGTTACGCTTAGTAAATTAAATGGGTACGGCTCACTGCTTGTAATGCACAGCCTTCCGTCTCGATCAAACCCTCCTGTAGGTGGAGTAGCCTTTTTATCTCCACTATACAATTTCATATTTTCAGTCATACTAAATTCATCATAGGCGATAGCATCCTGATTCCCAAATTCGGTGCCAACTTCACCGCCAAGAGTATTCTCAACTCGTAAAATCGCTTCTGAGACCTGTTTAAATCTTCCCTGCATAGTTCCGTCCTGTAACTGGACTTCAATGTTTGGAAGCTCGATATTCATAGTATATGGTAATCCTGCAACTGCACGTTTAATTTGTATCGGCAATTTAACAGTGCCATCATCCTGCACCGTATAATTTCTCAATACACGTCCATCTCCTAACACAGAAATTGTATTACCGGCAAGATGACCAAGTCCTGTTAAAGTATCTGTTGCTTCCTCCATATCGTATTTTTTAGCACAGTCCAGCATTACATAATCATTCGGACTGTCACCATCATAATTATTATCAAAGCGTTCAATATAGCGAACCGTCTCTCCATTTACCACACGTTTTACAACAGCGTAGATACTATCTTCGTCCCCTTCTGGAATATTCACGACAGCTTCAAATTCGCCATCAGTAATGATCCTGGACCATGCGTATACTTCCTGCTCTCTTATATAAGACAGGCAAGCGATCGTGCCATCACTACGCACGAAATAAATTATACTGTCCGGCTCCTGCTTATAAGCTGAATCGATAATAGAAAGCCCCTTTATAATTTGCCCTGCCAGTATTGTTAATTCCATGCCACCATAACTGTCTGTTTCAAAGCTGTAGCCCATATCACGAACTGTCGAACCACGTCCCTGTACAAATACAATCCTATTGCCGATTGTAAGTGGCTCGCAATTACTGCAGCCTCTCGTAGTTTGCATTTTGGGTGTGATATTTGTTGGTGTTACAACCTCACTTCCAGAAACGATCCATTCGTTCCCTTGTGTTAAGACAAGAAGGTCAACAGATGGGATCAAATGTAAAATATCAAACTGTTTTCTGCTGATAAATGATGCAGCAATAGCACTGTCGTCCGTTATCGTCCCACTAACCTTCTCCACGCCAAAATTAGGATAATCCCCGCTTTTTGACATCCAAACCATATAAGGTCTTTTGTTATTTCCACCAAAACAAAGTCTGTCTTGAAAAAAGCATACTGTTTTTGGATAGCCGAAATTGCTGTCCCATGCTCCGAAAGCATAAGTAGTTGTACTTTCGGTAGACCCAAACGGCTCATTTACCATTGCCTTAATATTATATTCATCGATATAGCTAATTATTTTTGCTGTACCATCTTTAGTATAAGGAAGAGCGGTTAGTGTTACAGTCAAATCACCGCTCGTTATAGACGCCTCTATTCTCAAATAGGTAGTGTCTGTTACTGTCCCGCTTTCAGTAGGATTAAAATTGTTTGTGCTTGAATATTTACGGTATTCTTTCCATGTAGTACCATCTTCACTTTTTTGTATTTGGAAACTTCCGGTCCAGGAACCGCCAGAAATAACTTTCCAACTTTCTCCCACTACAACAGCGCCAGTAGTTCCAGTAGCATTGTCCTTCAAATTCAATTCTACTGAAAAAGATTCTACCTCGTGCGTCAGCCTGATGTTACCATCAATCAGCCCTTCGTTGAAAATCGGTCTATTGCTTGTAATGGTTACAGTACCTGTTGTGCTGGACGGCGTAACCTTTGGATTATCCTGAAACGCTATAGTAACCCAGCCGTTAGAGCCATCTGTTCCTGAAAGGTTATTTTCATCATAAGCAACACCTTTCTTACCACCAATGCCACCATTACCATAGTTGGTTCCGTCGCTTCCGTTCTTTGCACCATGTTCTTCCGAATAAGCTGCAGTAGCTCCACCACCACCTTGAGCTACCCAACCAAAAGCGCTGCTGCTTCCGCCGTTGCCACCAGCATTACCGTAACCAGCTCCATAATGCACAGCACCACCTTTGCCACCAGCTCCCACAGTTACAGGGAAACTATCACCTTCGGTCAAATCCATCTCAAAACTGTAAAAACCACCACGACCACCTGTGCCACCTGAACTTTGCTTATCACTTGCTTTTCTGGCTACACCACTGCCGCCACCGCCGCCACCAGCTACTTCTATTGTATAACGGCCATCTTTCGGGACTGTATACGTATAATTGCCAGGCGCCGTGTAAACAGCACTCTCAACCAAATCCATAGTTACCTCATCTTCAAAATAAGCATGAGTAATTTCAAAATCGCCAAACTTCCAATCATCTTCGCTATATCTAGCCAGTTGTTTTACTGGATAATTCCCACTTGTGATATATATAACATCTGCTGACTGAGCAAATCTCAATTTTTCCAAATCAGCTTCTGTAAAAGGCGTTACTATTTCTATCCCTAAATAATTCCCATTTCTGTGGATCCGAATATACTGATCGCCTATTTCAAGCAGATAATTAATATCATCGGTAAAATTAAATCCAGCCAGAATACACCTTTTATCAGCATATTTGGTAGCAATGCAGTAAACCGTACCACTACGACGATATGCAGGTCCATAAGGACGAATATAACAATTTTCAGCAGTCAAAAGAGCATATTGATATTTATCCAAATCGACACGATTAGCAACAGCATTAGATATCTCACCTGCAGTAAATGCAGGTTGCAGTACATAAAAAGGATTTGGTCCGCTTCCTCTAGCCATAATATCACATCCTCGCAGCAAAATAATTGTCAGGGTAATCCAGCTTATCCTGACGTTCAGCTGCTGTGGTATATTTTGCTCTGCTTAATGCAGCCTGTGCCAGCTGATACTGTGTTTGTTGGATAGTTCCATTACCATTTAACTGCAAGCAAATATTAAAGGCCAGCATTCTTGCCAGCGCCTCTGTAAAGTCCGAGCTAAAAAGTTCTGCATTCTCAGCATCATAAGTATACTCTAAATATGCCTGATATACGTTGCAGCCGATAGCCTGCGTATTGTCGCTAACCAAGAACAAATCATACTTGTCCCTCTCTAAACTGCTTACATTTTCTTTTTCATTAAATATGCGCCTTGCACATACACATTTCTCTGGATATGCATACACATACTTCCAATCAGGATTTAAAGCATCCAGTTCTGCAAGCCTGATAATCCTCTTAGCAAATCCCCAACTGTATTCTCGCAATAGTCCTTTTCTGCTATGGTCATAAAACAACTTACACTGCCTTGCAAGTTCGTTATTCTCATCAATAGAAGAAATGCGGCCTTTGGCTAAATAAGCCAAGGCCATATTACAAATATCTGTATTATTCATCACGGAAACACCTCCATGTTATTTTTCTCTTTATTAAAATAGGGACGCCTTTAAGACGTCCCTAAGTGCTTGTACATAGCCGTCACATGACTATATAGGTGTTATTTAATATTTTCTCTAATAAGCCTGATTAAATCTTGTTTGCTGGCATTTACCGGATATTTAATATCAGCATTATAGAGCTTAACTCTCAATTCATTGGCTGACATATCTTCAAGCCTTCTGCCAGGTATAACCGTCTTGCCGTTACTATATAAAATCATTTAAAATCAACATCCACAGCAAGAGCTGCAACAATTTTAGCAGCCGTTGCATTAGTAGGAGTACTGGATTCACTGGCCTTAATGCGCAGATATTTTTTTACTCCCAAAGGAACCTTAGCTCTCACAGGTGCCTTTTCGTCAAGTGTAAAACTTCCCAGTGCTACAGCCTCGCTGAACTCCTCATCATCAGCAGTCTCCAATGTCAAAGCAACGCTGCCGCTTTCAAGCTTCGGTCCTACATAAAGCCACATCGGATTAATGCTGTCACCGCCACCCATAGCGATAACATCACCGAGAACACCATCAACTAATTCTGCAGCAGGTTTCTCAAAGAAAATATTTTCCTTGTCTAATCTCATTATTCTTCACTCCTTATGCTTCAATTTTAGCTTCGTCTTCACGAATGCAGTCAAGTTTACGCACACGCATGCCATCTACATTTAATACTTTAATGCCATTAGCCAGCGTTTCCATCTCAACATGGACATTATTTTTATCGATCAAGCACAACTTGAACAGCGTATACATGCTGCGAGAGCAGTACATCATAACACTGTCAGGGTTTCTCAGTCGGTCATGGACCCGAATAACATTCTCAATAATCTTCTGTTTTTGAGCAGAAGTTGCAGATGCAAACTGTGCTGCATCAATATTACGAATAGCTCCGACAGCTCTGTAATCGCGAATAGTCAGCCCTACATTCCATGTCCATTTCGTAATCATTGCTTCAAATTCAGTTCCATCATCTGCCATGGTAGTTTGTTGTCCCAGATCTTCTTTTTTCAAACCAGCGCTGCCATTTTTAGGAAACACACCAGAACAGGTACGCTCACCCCAGTTTACGAAGTAAATAGAGGTATTCTTAGAACCACCGCCAGCATTAAGAGTGGTATAACCCTCAGCTGTCGGATCATCACCATTGCCAAAATAACGATGTCTGATATCGAATCCGTTAAATTCATCCGGAACCTCGCTAAGTCCGCCATAAATAACATCTTTAGCAATACGGTCGCCAAAGCCAGCTACAAATGCTAAATCTTCACTGTAGCGAAAAGCAGCAGGGTCATTCTGCAAACGCAAAAGCTCTACGTCCATCTTATTACGGTTTTCGTATAAAGTAGTCGTATCGTTGATTTGCTTTACCCCACTCTTTTTATAAGGAACACCGGTATTGATACGGCGGATAGAAGGTTCAGGAACTTTTGTACGCTGAGTAGTCACGATGCCAGTAGGAAGATTTCCTTCCATAAAGGTCATTTCTTCTAAAATTGGATTGGATTGAGATAAGACTTCAATGATATCATCTACATTCCCAGATGGATCAAGTCTACCTCTCCAGTCAGCCAAAGTATAAGCTAGTTGATTTAAAACTGCCATTATTCATTCATCCTCTCTTATTTTAATTTAGTAAAATCTGTTTTGTCATAGAATTTTTCAAGACTATTCCTCTGTGCAACAGGAGCACCAACACCTTTGCCAGGATCGCTTTCCAACAGCCTTCCGAGCATAGAAAAAGCGCGGATAACTTCAATTCTGTTACCTGCGCCTGTTTCGTTTAATGCCTGTCTGATACCCGGAACAGCTTTCTCTACATGTTCCACCGCAAGACCGCAAAGATTGATTGTACTATCAAACTCTGTTCCGAGCTCTTTTTTTGCCGTCTCGCCCCAGTTTTGGATTTCTGCATTTCGCTGTTCGATAACAGCGGTCATAGCAGCTTCTGCAATACCCTTCCCCCACTCACCGCCATACTTAACGATAGCGTTCGCCTGCTCGTTGTTAAGCCCCATATCCTTAATAACCTCTACAAACTTATCGCTTTCTTCCTGGCTGAACTCAAAGTCCCCCATAGCGGAAACAGTTTCTTTAAAGTCATAAGCGATCTGTTCAGCGTTTTCCTGAGATTGGGTTTCTGCTTTACCCCCAAGAAGGGTATCCTGAGATTGGGTTTCATGCTGTGTGTCCTCTTGCTGCTCAACTGTTTCTGTGCCCTGCGTGTTATCGTTGGCACTTGTGTTGGTTTCATTTTCCATTATTCATCGTCTCCTTCCAATTGTTCGGCAACTATTTTCTGTGCCTTGATTTGAGTATTTATATATTCAAGCTCAGCTTTTTGTTTGAGCTTTACTCCAGTGATACCAAGATTTTGAATATCGTTTAGAATCAATAAACCAACTTTTCGCATGCCCTCGTTATAAAAGGTCTGCGAATTACCAGTGAAGTTATCCGCATTAACTTTTGTTTTGTCCAGCAACCGCATTAAAAACCAGCGTCCGCTTTCGCTATTTAAGATGGTCAGCAGCGCATCTTGATCGCGTTTTTGAAGTTCTCTATAGAAAAACTCCTGCAATTTTGCTTGTCTGCTGTTTTGGTCTGTAATCGACTTATACACCACCTGCACCACCTCCCATACCAAGCCAAGCTGCCATTGCCGGATTTCCGTCATTTGCAGCCTCAGTCATGTTTTTTGCAGCCTGCGCTGCCGGTGCTGCTGCCTGCATAAGAGCCATTGCTTCCTGTGCCTGCTGCTGCTCTTGTAACGCCTGCTGCTCCTGCTCAATGAGCTTTTTAACGTCATCATCACTACGTTGCATAGCGGCAGGAGCGCCAAGCATTTCAAAATATTTGGACAAAGTTCCAATAGGATCAACTTTTTTTAGCACCTCTGGCCAAGCCTGCGCCATCTGCAGCGTAGTAGCAAGAGCCTGCTCAATATTAACAAGCCCACTCATTTTCTGTGCCTGTGCCAGCGGAGAAATATACTCAATTTTGATATCCTCATTACTTATGCGGTCCTGAATTTCAGGCGGTATCGGAGGGAAAGCTCCTGCTCTTTCAAGGATGTTATATATCCTTACAATGATTGGCGTTAGAAACTCATCCTGCAGACGTTCCACCACAGGACCAAGTTGTTGTAATTTTTCCTGTGTGCGCTCCATAACCTCGCGTGCTGTCATCTGCCCGTTATCTACGCTATCCAGCATCAAGAACAAATCTGCACTATAATGCCTTTTGATTGCATCCTCCGTGCGAATGATCTCCTGTGAAGCATGGTCAATATCTAAATTGATCTGGAATAGCGGCTGAACAAACTGCTGTGTCTGATCGTCTACAGCGGTCATTCCTCCAGGGATAAGATTGATACCACCATTGTTCAACAACGAGGCTGGGCCTTTCATCGGCGGCTTAACTCCAAGTTCAATGGCTGTCAGCAAGTCTTTTTTCATCATTTGAAGAGACTTACTGTCACCTTCAGCAAACCACCCTGGTCCTTTGGCATACGGCTCAAGACCATTGACGAGATACCTTGCGACTGGTATAGCCCATTCTTCGAATCCACCTACATATAGAAATTCATTATCCTGCGACTTATCAAGCCAATAAACTGACCTATAAGGCATATTCAACCTATCCATATATCCTGGAAGCCGTTTGTCATTTGGTTCTACAAGCCAATTTACAGTATGTTTTTTATCAAGTCCGGTGCCATTGGCTACCTGTTGCTGCAGATGTTGCGGCAAACTTTCACTGCCAAAGCAATCTACAATCTGTGATAATGTCATTTCATACTTGCGTGCGAATGTCTGTACTTTTCCAAACCCATCTACACCAAGCGCATAAGTCCCTATAGTCATAGGAACGCATCTAATACCTGTATTTGGGTCATAAAAAATTGCCATTGGGCATTGTCCAAATGGCAATTCAAGATATACCGAATGTATGCTGTTATAAAAATTACTTTTTGAAAGCACTGCGGCTACTATTTCCTGCCTTATGTCCAGTACTCTTGTAGCTTCAATATCGCCACTCATAGCGCTATTGCTAAAGCCTAATTTGAACCACTGGCGACTAGGCGGAGTTAAACCACTCATTACGCCTGCAGCAAATATTTGTGCAGCCAGCCATGCAACACCCTGGGCTATTTCCAAATCACGTCTGCGGGCAGGATTAGTTTTGTCAGCCGTATTATCAAATTCACCTATAAACGGCAGCTGATAATCTCTAATCTCTTTCCAACGGATTTCATAATCAAGCCGTTTTTCATAAAGATCTCGCATCTTTCTAACTAATTTTCTTTTTTCTGGCCAGTGGCTTTTTAAAGATGGTCCGTCTGACGGGTGCGTTTCCGCAGGCGCTCGTGCCGCAATTGTTTCAATTTCTTTCTGCTTTACTTTAGCTTTAGCCATTTTCAAACTCCTAACCTAAAGTTTTTCTTCCAGAACTGCTGCCTGCAATAGTATTACGATCAGTAGACACTTGAGTGGAAGCAAACCCGCGCCTTTTATTTTTCTTTGCCGGATCTGTTTCTGTTCCAGTCTCCGTACTGGTCACTGTCGTAGGAGCCGGAGGCGTTTCAACAACCTCAGGCATTCTAATACTCCCACCACCAAATACTTTCTTGAAAATTCCCATTGCTATCACTCCTTAAAATATCGAATATTCTGTATTACACATCATCTTCCGGCCATACCCAGGATCACCCGGTTTTAACCTTGGATAAACAGGCCTTGCAAAAGTCAGAGCAAGACCATCTGCAAGATCGGGGCTTTTACCAATCTTTTCCTTAATTTCTTCTTTAGGCTGTAAGATGATTTTGCCACGTTTACTAAACTTGTACTCTACGATACTAAGTTCGCTTTTTAATTCCGGCATATCAGGTATAGCGCCGCCAGACTTGAGCCATTCAAGCATCTTAAAATACATCTCAGCACGTATATTTTCAAAACGCTGTTCATGCAGTGCATTGCCCTGAAAGTAGACTTCACTGATATTGTTGTACCCCAACTGCCTAATGCGATCTATAACTCCAGCACCCATGACTCCGGCGTCAATAAAAGTCATATCGGCCTTATATCTTATTATCGCATCAATAACTCTTGCCGCCATATCCATAGTGTCCAGACCTTTGTAAACTAAAGGTTCATCTACCCATAGTCCCTGTCTCTTAAAAATAGTAGATCTGTCATCACCATATCTGGCTATATCAACGCCAAGAATAACTGGAGCTCCCTGCACGTCTTTTTCTTGAAGCAATCTGTGTGCTGCCTCTGTAACTAAATCAATAGGGATGACGACATTACTAGCCGATGCAGTAAAATCACAATAAAGTTCCTGACGTATTTCTATATCCGTCATATCTTCCATCATCGACTTAAGCTCTGCTTCATCCAACACACCGCTTTCATCAGCTCTATAAAGGCAGGTAAACCAGTCTTCGCTGCGTTGCGCTCTTTGGTATATCTCATAGAACTGATTCTGCCCTTTAGGTGTTCCGATAAAATAAGCGAAGCCCTTGCGGTCAGCTAACGCCGGCCGTATTACTTCGCCCCATAGTTCAGGCTTTATTTGAGCATATTCGTCAAGCACAACACCGTCCCAGTAAGTACCGCGCAACGCATCAGGCTTATCCGCACCTATAATATATATCCTTGCCCCAACAGCATTTTTATGCTTTGATGGCAGTTCTATAAACAGATCGCTTTCATTTACCTTTCTGCCAGGAATCGCGCTTGTGTAATACTTCAAATAGTTCCATGCAATCATCTTAGCCTGATTCCTAAACGGCGCTACATATGCGAACTGAGGGCTTATAAGCGTATTTTTGATAGCACTCTTAGTCAGCTCATTTATCATTCCTACAGTCTTACCATAACGTCTGTGAGCTACTATAACGGCGAAGCGATATTTATCAAGTGCAGGATGAATTATGTCTTTCCAAAGAGGCCTTGGCTTGTATGGTATAGTTATTACTTTCAACCATCATCACCAGCCCAACGAAAAGTAATTGGTTCACCATCTTTACCGCTAACCTCGCGCTTCTCTACAAATGCTGCTATCGATTTACCATATAGCTCAGATGCTTTAAGCCTATCATTCATACGCTCTTCTTCGTCTTCCATAACATCTAACCAGAAGTCTTTTAGTCTGCGAAGTTCATCTGCAACCTCTTCTTCTTGGATTCCACGAAGTTCGTTCATCCTGTCGCAAATGTTATCATTTGTCAACAGTCTTGCTGCCTGTTGCCTGGCGCTTCTCTCTGAATATCCTGCTTCTATGGCTGCCTGCTCCTGTGTTTTACCACCTGCAGCCATAAGCTGACAAAATTTCTCCTGTCTTGGATCTTTTAATGCAGCCATCTGTTATCACCACCTTTGCAAATAAAAAAGCACCTAACCGAAGTTAAGTGCTGTGTATTAAGTTATTAGAGAGTCATTGTTCCTAACTTGTCTCTTAAAATGTCATTAATTAGATTGCTCTTTGATACGAT